GGTGAGGTGGGTTTAGTGTATCGCGTTAAGAAATAAAAAACCGCCCCCTCTAAATGAGGTGAGGCGGATTATACCATAAATTATTTAATATTAGACTATCGTCTTAGAAAACGTATTTCATAAATCGTTGGATCTATTATATTTCCTATTTTTTTCAACAGAAAGTCTATAGGCACATCTCTATTTTCAATGGGAATATGTATATGGTTATGATCTGTAATTTGAACATCTACATAACCTAAATATTTTTCTAATGCTCTAACTATTATATCAGTATTTATATTTATAATATCAGCGGATTGCTTAGATCTAATACAAATAGTTCCATAAATCTTTCTTTTCTCACCTACATACACATCTTTACCTAACCTTGAAATAGATATCTGCAAATTCCGTAACTCATCTAAAATATAATCTTCTTTTGAAACAACTTTCGTTTCTAGCTTAGCAACTTTGAATTCACCAAAATGCTTTAAAAAAGTACTATACTGCCTATCAGACACAGACTTCTCATATGTCTTTTTTATTTTATCAGTTAGTTTAGATTTAAAATCTTCAATTCTATTATATCTCAAATCACGCGGATACTCTAAATGTTCAATAGGAGAAGTATCAAATGAGTAACTAGTTTTATCGTCTTTTATGATTATAGTTGGTTTATCAAAAGCTAATCTAATTCCTAATTCAAACATAACATTCGGATTTTTACCACTAACATCACAAACAACAATAGGATTCTCATACAAATTTTGAATTATCCTTTTTTGAATTATCCCTATATCATCAGCATTACTTACTAAGTTTGATTCAAAATCAGCATTATCAATACTTTCTTTAATTATAGACATTACATCTTTCCAATGAGATTCGCCACAACCGTCTATACCTGATATGGGCATGACAATTCCACATATAGTTTTTTTTTCACCTATGGCTTCTTGCACCACAGCGCTTTGCTCTTTTGTTTTGTCTTCTTTCATGGTACTTATAATTTACGACAAAAATAACCAAAAAAAATAATATTCAAAAGAACAAAACAATAATGTTGTAACAGAATAAACCTATAATTATTTATTCATTTTAAAAACCGATCTACAAACCGTTCCGTAGCTCGTTTATTATTCGCCTGTATCGCCTCTTTCGAATGACTGAAAGCACGTCGATGCGCATCAGAGTGGCACGAATGGCAGAGGCTTTGCAGATTGTTATAATCAAACATTAGTTGTCTCATTCCGAGTTCGTGCGACACGGACTCAACCGGGACGGTGTGATGCACTTCCGTTGCAAGCGTACTGCGATTGTTCGCTTCGCACACTTCACAAACCGGATTGCTTTGTAGCTTCTTAGCTCGAAGTAACTTCCAACGATTGGAGTTAATCATCTTAATGTAATGCGGGTTTCTACTCATTGTTCGTCATAATTAAAAAGAATCTTATCACATTGATAACAATCGTGCAACTCCTTTCGTGTTGCCTCGATGTCGTCCGTTTCTATCTCAACTAAATGCGTCTCGGACACATCGCCCGATTTGCATTGAATACGCCTGATTATATACATAACGTTTCGATCCGATCTAATCCGTTAATAAGTAATCTAATCCGTGCACAATTCCCGTCGCATCGGGTCGATTGTGTTTCCTGTTTATGTATCCGGCTTGCACAGCCTTTGCAGTTCTTAGACGGACACATTTGTTTATACACTTCGATAGCTTGCCGCCTCGTTTCGTCTCTCTGTATCCGAGCCGCTTCGATAGCGACTTTTCGGATTAAGCCACGCGAGCGGATGCGCTCGTTTGTGGCTTGTTCGATGTACTGTTTTACTTTACTCATTTTACCGTGTTATTTTTAGGTTTGTAATTCCATCCGTTTAACTCGTAGACTTTCCGTTTCGCCTCTTCCTGCGTTGCCGCATCATCTACCTTTGTATCTCCGTCTGGATCGCGACGATAGATATTAAAGTGACGAAAACGAGGGGAATAATAATACTTTGATTGATTTTGTGTTTGGCTCATTTCTTTTTGTGTTATGATTATTTCCTTTTATTCATTTTCTTCCGCTTCCGGTCTTTTTTGATTTGATTCGCAGTACGTCCACCTTTCGAAGAGGAATTTTTCCAAGAAGGTGGGACGGTTTTCCAAGGAGTAGACTTTTCTTCATCTACCATTTTCAGTTCCCTATAGGGAATATCATAAGGTCTGTTTTCGTATCTATATGTATTCATATCTTTCTTGGATTTGATAAAAGGGCACGCCTCCGAAAAGAAGTATAAATTGTCACATTTAAAACTTTACCGTCAAAAATGGAGAACGTACCCAGATTATTATTAATTTTGTTATGTCACATTTAAAACTTATATTTATGAAAAAATTTATTCAACTATCATTTCGTGAGAAGTCTTTCAAAAAATACCTTATTGATATAAATAAGATCGACTATGTTATAGAAGATGAAAATTCTAATATTGGTTCTTTTGTCTATTTAGAAGGTCTAGAAAAGCCATTTCATGTATTAGAATCCGTTCGTTCTATAAATAATTTGATTTCGGAGAATTCCCAAGAACAAAGTTTGCCAATTCATTTGCAACACTCAATATTTCGCAAAAAGTAGGAGACAGATTTAGTTCTCTCTCTTTAATTATTATTGCTTGCTCCCACGCCCATTTTCGGACGCTGGTCTCAAATTCTTTTGTTTTTACTTTCGTATTCATAGCCTTCCTTTCTATCTTGTTTTACACTAATTGATTACACAAACATTCTAGGCTGCATCCGCGACAAAATGATTTTATTCGCATCTGCATAGAACTTCTTCTTTATCTCAAATCCGTATGCCTTTCGCCCGCATTGAGCGGCTGCAAGTAATGTTGTCCCACTTCCGGCGCATG